TTCACATCTAGGGGCATATAAAACCATAAGTCCGGCGGGCCGGACGGGGAGTTGTCAGCGTCTTTACGATACCTGAACCAAAGATACACCATGCCTACAGACAAGGCTAAAGGGTTGTGCACCAGTTGACATGGAAAGAGAACTTACTCCCGAAGAATTAAAGGTGCTTGCGGCACTGAAAACAATGGTTAAAATAGCTATGCGCATTATAGAGAAAAGAAAAATGATGGATGATCAATCTTCGGTAAATCATAAGTTATAATCAATTTCTATTCTGTTGTCACTATAGACCCTCACAGACTTAACAATATTATTTATTATTATTCGTTTTTCTTCTTCGCTTGCTTCTTCCCAAATCGGCGGGAAGTCAAGCAACGTATCCATAATTTCTTTTGTATTGGATTTTCTGTCGGTATCTTCTTTCAACCTGCTTTCAAATTCAACTACCTGCTCCTGCAGGTATGTTTTTTTAGATCGGAGGTCCTTTACTCTCTCCATGAGCTCGTCCGGCTCTAAAGCACCCTTTTCAAAGGCAGTATACCACCTTTCCAGCTTCTTATCTACTGCATCAATATCTTTCCTGGCCTGGTTTATGCCTCTTATTAAAGCCTTGGCATCTGTGTTGTTTGTCAGTGATTCCTCGATTGCCTGCCGGATTAAATCTTTCCTTTTGTTGAAGCGATAAAGCTCTTGAATAACCTTGTTTTCAATTTCGTCAGCGCGCTTGTAACCGCAGGTGCAGCCGTGTTTACGGATCATATATTCGGCGGATCCGTCCTGGCTGTAGCAAACGTAATACCGGATAACCTTCTTAGGATTTGTGCGGGGATAGTTTTGCCAGGTGTTTTTGACTCTCATCCTGGCACTGCATTCACCGCACCATATGATTCCAGACAGGAGCCCGGAATGGACCGTTGCCATTGCCCGTATAGATCCCCGGTTATGGATAAGCGCCTGGACCTCCCGCCACTTTTCTAAATCAATAATCGCCTCATGTTTACCGGGGTAGAAATTATCTTTATGTTTAACCATCCCGGCATAAACGGGATTGCCTAAAATTTTGCGAACAGAGCTTTTATTCCAACGTTCACCTGTCGGGCCGGGAGTCCCTTGTTTCTCCAATTCATCAGCGATATAACTATAGCCAAGTTTACCCTCCAGGTACTTCTCGTAAATCATTCTTACGATTCGCGCCTGGATTTCATCGACCACTAAATTCTTGTTTTCAAAATCGTATCTGTAGCCGAAAGGGGCGGGCCCGCCCATAAACCTCCCCTGCTTTGCGCTTTCCTTTTTTGCCATGCGGACACGCTCAACAATCGTTTCTCTTTCAAGCTGAGCGAATACCGCCATCATGCCGATAGCGGCCTTGCCGAAAGGGGAAGTTGTGTCAAAGGTTTCGGTGGCCGACTTAAAGCCAACGCCAGCCGGCTCAAAAACATCCTCCAGGAGATAGAGAACGTCTTTCTGCCGGCGGGACAGGCGGTCAAGCTTCAGCACCAGGACGGCGGCGAACTTCTTCGCCGTTGCATCTTCGATCAGCCTTTGCATGGCTGGGCGTTCCAGGTCTTTGCCGCTGTATCCGTCGTCAATGTAGAAGTCATATACTTCCCATCCTTGAGCCTGGCAATAGGCGAGAAGGCGGGATTTTTGGGCGGGGATGGATATGCCTTGCTCGGCTTGCTCGTCCGTGCTTACGCGCACATAGATTGCTACTAACATGGTGTTACCTCAAAGATTAGCCCGGCTAGGAACCGGGCAATCTGTATTTACCATCTGGAATAGTTGTTGTAGCTGGGCGTGTAATAGTTGTAGTAACTGCTAGGGGTATAATAACTTCTATAACTTGGTGTGTAATTGTAATAACTTCTATAGCTCGGCGTGTAGTTATTATAAGATGGAGTTAATTTTGTGCCAACTTTGCCGGTATAAGGGTTAACATTTGGGTATGTGCTCCAGTTATTATAGAAGTTGCCGTCTGGATTGCTGCGATAGTGCGGCGCGACATATGTTCCGTTACTCCGGTAGTAACCACGGACATAGACGGATGCACTTGCTACTGCGGCAAAAGACATGACAATGGTTAACGCCAGAGCAACGATAATAAAAATTCTTTTCATATAATCACCTCCCCTCCTTGCTTTTATTAAATAAGAACCCACCGGATCGGCTCCGGAGGTTCTCTTGTTATGAAAAGTATCAATTATTTCTTTTTGTAACATTCTAATATAAAATCGTAAATTTCTTTCTGATATTCTTGCGATAAATATAAATATTTTTGCGTGAAATCTTTAAATTTATCAAAATTTATTTTATTATCAGGAATATTATAATCGAGTGTTTTATTTTTAATCAATTTAGAAGTATTATTAATTTCGTCACATTCATCATCTTCAATAAAAAATGCCAATGATGAATAAGTGTTTACTAAATTATCTCCTATTTCTTGTGAAAGCAAACCTTGTTTTATAATATTTTCCAAATAAACAAAGTAAGCATATTTAATTCTTGCTTTTGAATATGGCAATAACGATTCTGGTCTAGCGATACCACTAGTTCCTACGGACAAAGCACTTCCATAGGAATTAATAATTTTTTCTGCATCAAATGGATTCATTGAAATGTATGGCAAAGAATCGTTATTTCTCTTATTCCAAAACATATTACCAAGTCTCCTCATAATCTCCGGTTATATACCGGTGGTCTTTGTTTTAACGCCGCCTTTTACTCTTATGCAATTTTATCATTTGCCTAGCCCATTTGGGGAGGAAATAGGATACTCTGTCGTTGCTGCTTGATCGTCGTAGATGCCAAAAATATCTGCTACCTTATCAACCTTATCAACATCATCGTCTTCCAAGTCTAATATTTTTTTAATTAATCTTATTTTTTGGGGTGATGTTTCTTTTTTATGTATTATTATGGCATCTTGCTTTGATTTGTAAGTGGTATTATCGTCGGATAGGCCAAGAAGATAATATATATCGACATCAAAAAATTCAGCCATTTTTATGAGTGTTTCCTGGGTTGGTCTACTACCGCCATTTTCATAACTTGAAATAGCTTGCTTTGAAAGATTGAATATTTTACCAAGCTCTGGTTGTGTTAGATTTCTTTTTTCTCTCAACTCTCTCAATCTATCAGGAAAACCCATCTAAACCACCTCATCCCATGTTAATAGTATTATAGTCCATTTTTTCTTGACTTTAAATATAGTCCAAAATTTTTTGTCAAATTCTATTGACAGTCCAATAACGTTTGACTATAATTAATCTAGCAGTACAATTATATTGGACGAAAGGGGTGAGATTTATGCAAAACAGACTGCGCGAGATTTGCGCTGAAAATAATATGACCTTGCAGGAATTAGGAACAAAGCTAGGTAAATCAAAGCAGTATATGTCTGAGTTGGGGCGCGGCAATATTCGTCTTACCTATAATATGGCGGTAAAAATCGCGCGGGTTTTTAATACTACGCCAGACACTCTTTTTTTGCAAAATAAGTCCAATAATATGAGACATTTGACCGGTACCGAATGATACCCATCGGCTAAACCTAGGAGGTGAGATTGTGGAGAAAATTCGCGCCAGCTTAGCCAAAAAATTGATTTCCTGCGGCGTTACCGGTGATGCCGTAGACAAAATGGCAGAAAGAATCGAAAGAGATGTCAAGGAGCCGGTTTTCGGGATTACTCCAATGGACGTTGCCAATATAAGGATTAAGCACGAACCGGGGAAAGATGTTTTCGTGTACATTGGCCGCAGAGATTGGCAGTTTGGGGAAGATGGTCACATGGTCGGAGCAGGTTATGGGTTCGGATGTTGTTAGATAGGGTGGCCGGTGCTGACTCCGGCCAAACACAGATTAACCGATTCGTTGATTGCAAACTGGATTTAACTCTAAGATAAGCTGTTTTTCTCTGGTTTCATAATCAGAGCAGACAACATCGACCCAGTGTGTTGGACGTTGTATGTTGATACAAAAATTGTCGCCGTTAAAATGGGCTAACAAACGCTGGCGAATATCGCCCTTACCAACATACACCCATGTTCCTTGCTTAAATAATCCATATACCCCCATTTGTCCAGGTGTAATGGCAAGTATATTTTCTTTTGTAAAAGGACGCGGGGTTTGATCTGGAAATGGCATAATTATCACCTCCTTTCTGTCAGTGATAGCTTAGACACCTACTACTTCGACACATTGTTTGATATACCTGTTGAAGTTTTGTTCCAAAAAGACGCTGTATGCGGCTTTCAACCAACCGGCACCGGCTAAACCATGGAAATAACCAAGGAGAGGGGGTGGAAGAGATATCCTTGATGGAAACCGGCACAGCCGGCTAGAAAGGGGGGTGAAAGAGAATGGCAGACAAATTAATTTGTCCCTTTTGCGGCAGCGAGATGACTAACGCAATTGTGAATTCATTGGGGGACGAAGGTGCTGGATCAACTGCTCTTCCAGTTGAAGCCGCAGATTCGTCTCAGGAACAGCGCGGGCATGAATATGAGTCGCCCCAATTTGGAGCGCCTCAGTCATTCTTTCGTGATTAGGAATCCGAGTGCTAAGATCGTTAGTTTCGCCGATATATAACGCTTTCCAATATTGACCATCTTTATACGCAAAAATATACAAACCAGCAACGTTGTTCCAATTAGTGTTTAACCCATGGATATTAAATGTCAAATGTTGTCCATTTCCTAAAGGCCAACTACACGTATCCAAAGATATTTTCTCCTTTCTGTCTGCCATCTTTCACCAATAAATGGTTCGACAAGTTAGAGGAAAATCCTACCTCAAAGAAAGGAAGGGGTGACAAATGACGAAAGCGGACTTGACCCCTGGCGAACTGAAACTACTGACCGCATACAAGGTAATGGTTAAAATCGCACTGAGGATTATCGAAAAACGCAAGCGGGAGAAGGAGCAAACAGCCAGCTAAGAAAGGAGGGCCACATATGGGCGACACGATAACCCTCACGCCGGACGTGTCCGGCATCTTCCAGCGCCGCGCCGAACTGCGCAAGCGGAATGAGGAGATAGCCGAAAAACTCCGCCACTACACCTGTCCGCGATGCGGCAGGGAG